TCTGGAGTCCGCGATATGTCGCGTACTGGGCCGGGGTGCAGATAATTACGAGATCCTCCGCGGCGGAGCTGAGCAGCGCGCGGGCCTTTACGAAGTCGTCGATCGCTCCGGCTGCGGTTCCGGTCTTAGCGACTGCGGGCGCGCTCGTGGTCGCGGTCTGAGGTGCTGCAAGAATAGCAGCCACGACTGCGTTCTCGCGGGCTTTGATGATTCCGCGAGTGATCTCTTCGTAAATATAACGCAGATACTCTTCTCCGCTCATGCTGTCGAGAGCCTCGTCGGAGAGCGGGACGTACTTCTTCAGAGTTACCGGGCGAAGCTCAACGATTCCGAGCCCCAGAGACTCGGCCGTGATCGGGTCGCCGCCTTCCTCGTGTACGCCGGCGGCGGGTGCGTCGATCTCGAATCCCACCTTAACGTTGCCGGCTGCGTTCATGCGGCGGACGCGGCTCAGGATCTTGGACTCCTTCAGCCTCTCCGCGACGATCTCGGCGGCGAATGTCGGAACCGGAACGACTCCGTTCGTCGCGTTATCGGAGAGAAGAGCGCGACACTCCGCGTCCTTTCCGGTCTTTACGTACTTCGCGTATGCTTCGATGTACTCCTGCGAAGATCTGATTTCTTTAATATCCATCTTGTGTTCCTCCTTGTGTTCTTCGATTGTTTTTCCGGTCTTGCCGGCTGCGACGCTTTCGGCGAGCTTTCTTCTCTCCTCTTCCTCTCTCGCGAGCTGAGTCTTTCGGTCGAGAAGCGCTCTCGCTTCGGTTAAAAGTGCGTCAATGTTCGCGCCGTCTGCGTTCATTTCTTCCGCGATCTGTGCGCGTCTTTCTTCGATGTCGTTAATATCCATCTCGCTGATGATCATCTCGACACCTCCAGTTCTTTAAGGATTGCGGACAGAGCCTCTCTTTTTTCCGCTGCGATCCTGGCCGCCTCCGCTGCCTTTGCTGCTTCCTCTGAAGCTCTCCGTTCGGCCTCCGCCTTCCCGGAAAAATAATCGCGAGCAGACACAGAAGTCTGTTCGTATGCGGGAAAATTCACGAGAGATACGTCGTATAAACGGTCGATCTTTAGAATTCTCCTTGTATGTGTTTCGCCGTCGTATTCGTCCCCGCCTGGGGCGATCGTAAAGGCGAACGACATCTTATCAAGAAGCCCATTCTGCACGGCTTCGAGTGCGTCCCGGCTTGCCTGGGATTTTGTGAGATCCGCGTCGGCGTCAAGCGACAGCGGATTAATTGGGAGCTCGAGAGTATGGTTCCGGGTCCTCGCGATCGCCGGGCCCTCGTGGTTAACGTTCATAATAACGTCGTCCATCTGAGCCTCGTCGAATGCGTGGGCGTCGATTTCTTCCTTGTACTCGATCCCGGTCTCCGGGTCCTTATACATGACGGTCGGAGAATTAAATATAACCGCTCGCCCGTAGATCCGGCCGGCGGCTTCTTCTTCGCTGCGTTTTACGATATCGAACGCTCTGTATTCCCGCGTTTCTGGTGTGATCATTCTGTCTGTTCCTCCGTTTCTGTTAGTTTAGTCGCGGCGTCGTAGTATTCGCCGCGGATGATCCGGACATCTCCGCCTTCGACCGGCGGGAGCTGCCAGATCTCCCGGACCTCGTTCAGAGTCATAAGCCCTCGATCGAGCATCTCCGCGGATACGTTTAATTTGTCCGTATTGCTCATATACTGCAGCCGGTTAGCTGAGAAAAAGATCCCGGCGCCGTTGGCGGTTTCCCTGGTCGTATATAACATCCTGGTTAATACGTCGGAGATCTGTATCGCGAACGGCTCGATCGCGCCCTCATAAAAAGCGTTATATTTGTCTCCGTATGCGGCGTTTTGGAGAACCTCGTCGTTTACACCGAAATAATCGAAGACGGATTCCCGGATCGCTTTAAGCTGATTCGCGTCGACGCTGTAACTCTGTTGGTTTAGCTGTTTGATATCGCTGTACGTATTCGGGAGAAGCAAGATCCCGCCGCCGCCGCTCTGGAAGTTCTCCTTGTCGAACCGCTGGCGCTCTTTCGCGAGGTCCGCGTCCTTCGACCAGTTGGATACTTTGGCCATGAGGCGATACGTCGCGGCGTTCTTCGCGCTCTCCTCGATTCCCTGGCGTTGTATCGCGATTAATTCCATCGTTTCCCTGAGCGCTCCGTTACTCTCGCCGAAGAGCTCGTTTTTATACTGGAATTTCGTCATGATTCCGACGCGCCGGAGCTCGATCGCGAGCGGTTCTTTTCCTTGCCCGAAGCGGAACCGGATAAACGGCTCGCCTTTTACGTCGACGAGCTCCCACTCCGTCGGGCAGATCGGGAAGATCCCCGTCGTCTCTCCGTGCTCCCCTATGACCGGAACGACGAACGCGGTATTTCTTACATCCAGGATCGTCGATATTCTATAAAGTAGCTGACCCCAGCTCATAAACTCGTTCGGAGCTCTCTTTAATAGTCCGCTCAGCGCCGGTTTCGCTGATCCTGTTATAACAACCGTTAATTTAGACGCATGGCGGGCCCTGGCGTCGATCGCTGCCCGGACGAGCTCGCTCTCGTAGATCTTCCCGCCGAACGTCCGGAATTGCGGAGCGTATCCGTCAAGCATCCGATAAAAGCCGTCGATCCGGTCCTCCGCAAGCCGCCTCTCGCGTCCGAATAGTCTCTCAAAAAATCCCATATCTCACTCCTCGTTTCGTAATCTGTCCCCGAGCTCGTTCCACCACTTGTCCCTGACGATCATCGCGTCGAGTACCGCGGCCGCGCCGTCGATATGTCCCGCCTGTCGGACCTTTACGATCTTCGCTCTTCCGGAGTTATAATCTCGCTTTAATGCGGTGTCGATTAAGTGGACTTTTAGAAGATCGTTGTCGCCGATATGAATCCGATGATCTCGAAGAAGCCCTTCGAAGGTGTTTATCGCCGGGGTCATGTTGTATCCCTGATATACGTCGTCGACCTGGTATCCGTACGATTTTAGATCCTGGATTAAATACTGAGCGGAGTATCTGTCGTATCCGATCATTAGCGGGTATATCTGATACTTTTCGATTAGCTCCGTAAAAAAGTTATACGCGGATTTATAATCGACGAAGTTATCGCCGGACGGCTCGAGGATTCCGCGCTTTATGTATATATCGTACGGGAGCCCGTCTCTCGCGGTTGCTTCTTCGATCCGCTCTCCCGGAAGCCAGAATTTTGCGAAGATATAAATATCCTCGCCGCGTTGTATGAGGACGGTCGCCGCCGTCAGGTCTGTCGTCCGGCTGAGGTCGAGCCCGGCGAGCGCGTACGAATCGCGGAAGTCTTCAAGCCGGAGCGGGTCTCCGCTCGCCGCTTCGATGATGTTCGCCGGCAGCCATGCCTGGGTGCTGCTTTGCGATTTGATTCCCGCGTACTTCGTTATAAACTCCGTCCGTTTGCTGAGTGATCCGCGAGCGACTTCGATCTCGTCCAGGATAAACTGCACCGGGACGGATACTCCGAGGCCCGGGAGACTCTTCCGGAGCTCGTTTATATCATCCCACTTGTTCGGGTCGTCTATGATATAAAATACCGGCAGGAAGTGTTTCTCCGGAGAGGCTCCGAGAAGGACCCGCGTCCCGCGCTTGAATAGCTCGTCATAAATTCCCTCGTTTACGTATCCGCCGGAGCTGATCGCGAGCGTGATCGGCTCCCGCCTTGCTCCGGTTCCGGACACCATCACCTCGTATTGCCTGAGCCCTCGCTCTCCCGGCCAGGAAGATATCTCGTCGCAGACGGTGAGCATCGGATTATATCCGTCGGATTTTCGATCGTTAAAAGCGATCTTTTTTATGATCGTGTTCGTCGCGTCGATCATGATATCGTTCTTCCGCTTCCGCGCTCTTTTTGCGAGATCCGGATTTTTATCTTTCGTAAACTCGAACGCGGAGAATACCAGATCGCTCTGGTCGAGCTTCGGCGCGACACAGTAGATCTCGGAGCCGAATTCTCCGTCGACGAATGCCTCGTACGCGATAATCCCGGACGCGAGTAAAGTCTTCCCGCACTTTCGGCCTTCAAAAAAAGCGACCTCCGTATATTGACGTTTGCCGCTTTCGTCGACGATCCCGTAAAGAATAGATAAAAACGCTTTTTGAAAAAGCTCCAGCTTCAATCTTCCCGGCGCGAGCTTCCCTTTATTGTGCCGGACGAATGTCTCGATAAAGCGAATCGCGCGGTTTGCTTTTTGCTGATTGAAGTAAAATTCTCCGTTTTCGAGGCCGTTTATAATCATCTCGTATAATAGACGGACCCACCGGCCGACGTTCTCCGTCCCGTCCGTGATCCGCTGATAATATGCGAGAATAAAATTATCGGTCTCCATTGTCGGCTCTCAAAAACTCCGCGAGCGCGTCCATCCCGTCCGGGTCGTCGCTGAGTGTTTTAATAATGTTGATTAATGTCGACACCGTTCCGTTGGCCGCCGTCGCGGTTTTGTTATACTCCGTGATCGCCGGATTCGCCGTCAGATTCTGCCGGCCTTTAACGTATTCCTTCGTAACGGTCGCGCCGTATTCGGCGATCGCTTCCTCGAGTTCCTGCAGGATTCGGTTTTGTACCTGGTAGCGCTTGAAGGTCGTCGTAAAGAAAAAGTTTTGTTTTACTCCCTTTTCCTCTGCTTCTTCGAGGATCTTTTTCGCCTGTTCATTTAACGACATCCTCTCTTTAGCCATCGATCTTCACCGCCTTTCCTCCGGTGAATTCTTCCCATCGGTTAATAATGACGTCGCAATAATGCGGATCTAACTCCATGATCCGGCACCGGCGCTTTAGCTGCTCCGCCGCGATCAGGGTCGTCCCTGAGCCTCCGAAGATATCCGCGAGGATATACGCGCGGCGCTGCGTCTCTGTTAGGCCCTCGATAAAGACGCACGGGACGGTTTCCATCCCGAGCTCCTTCGCCGCGGCCACCCTTCCGTGTCCGGCGATGAGATTATACTCTCGATCGATGAGGCACGGCGTCAAGAACCCGAATTCTCGGATGCTTGCCTTTAATTTCTCGATCTGATCCCGGATCTTTGCTCAACTCCTTTTTAGTATTGCTAAGTTTGCGGATCTTTCCAAAAACACGCGAGATCTTGGGAGAGGAAAAGAAAAC